GAATCTGGGTCGCGTTGGACAGAACATCTAGATATGGCGCCAAATTTGGCCGGCATCCTGTATGCAACATTTTCATAATCTGCCTGTGTTACTGCCCGATTCTGTGTGGGGAAAGTATCAAATACTCGTGTCTTCAGTTCGGTCGAAGTTGGGTTTGAAACATTGCCAACTATTGGCTCTTCGTTATTAACCTCCAAAGAGTCGATAACGGAATTAACTGTGGTGCCCGCCAAAGCTTGTCTTTCTTTGAAATTAAATTTACCAGACGAAACCTTAGATACGGCGCCAACACCCGCATTAGAATTGGTTGGATTGGTCACCCTATAAAGAACTGTTAAGGTCGTGTCGGAGGGAACAATCCCAAAGTTCTCATTTTTGGATAGCTGGGTTGGATCAAATGTGGTGCTTGTCACATAATCCTTTCCAAATATGTCCAAAGCGACCTTCTGCGGATCTGCAACCACATTTGATGAACCAGCTTTGCCGCTTCCAAATTGTAAATACGTGTTATTGCGATCTCTATCAACAACAAATTTTCTAGAGACCAAATATGGTTTTAAAATCGATGGGACATTATCGTTCTTAAAATTATTATTAGTTATTTCTTTATATACAATGTCTTGGGATAAATAATCTACTTCAAAATATTCGTTGCCCTGAGAATCAATAACTGAAATGACTTCTGATATGTTGGGGGTCGATAATTTAGTTCTTTTAAATCTTTCGTAAACACCAATTTTAATATCTTCTCTGCCAAATCGCCCAGACACAACATTACCATATGCCTTAATTGCATAATGTGTGGGGGCGCCCGTTGAAGAATTGATCTTTGCAGCAATAACAGCGTTCTTAGGATCTGCAAAATCTACATTTTCAATTAATACAAAATTTAATCCTATACTTGAAGTAAAGCGAGAACCTCTTTTAAGAATAGGAACATAGTTAGTGTCTGGTCCAAGTCCCGCGCTTGAAGCGGGAACCAGAATATAAAGCGCTACCTTTCCATAAGTTGAGGGTCGGCCCGTGTATTTATATCCGAGAGCTTTACCATGTCTTACAATATTATTATATTGATATGCTGTATCTAAAAACGTCTCATTTACATTGTAATCTAAATAAAATGAAAGTTGATCTCCGACATAGGCCACAGCATCCACCATCAGGGCCCCGAAAGAAGCCTCGCTAAAATCTTGGAATGTGTCTGGATATAATCTTTCTGCTATCTGCAATAAGTCTTTTCGTATACTTTGAAATTCTCTGTGCGTATAGTTAATCGGGACTATCTTTTTTTGTTCATCTGCCATTGAAAACCCTCAAATTTTAAATAGTAAACTCTAATAAATCTTTTACACCAATATTTGGAATTGAATAATTGATCGTAATGCCCAAAGTGTTTGTATCAATACTAGTTTGGTCAAAAGAAACATTATTTATTTTAACATGTGGTAAATATTTGTGTGTTTGATCTCTTATCGTAAAATCAATTTCAGCAAAAAAATTCGTATTACCAAAATTTTCAAACATATATCGTTGTAAACCTGCACCAAATTCCGGATTCATCACCCTCTCGCCTGGCATTGTCAACAAAAGCATTTTAAGATTTTGCTTGATCATTCTCCTGAGACTTTTTATCATTACAAAGCCATCGCCAGAATCAGGCGCAAGGGGAAGAGCTACTGCTAAAGAGGACATTTTATTATATTACCTTATTTATAATTATACCTTACTTGTAATTAGTGTCAATCTTCGTGATCACATAAATCTCCGTTAGCATTAAACGGATTAGAGCGTAATTTCCTTCTTCGCCACCAAGGGAGGATCCTTTGGCCCGGAGATGGGAATATATTTCCCTTCAATTTGTTCATAAAAACTTGACCTGGGCCGTATTTAGATCCCCCAATTTCTGCTGGGCTGAAATCTCTTGAATTATAATAATTTCTAAACTGGCGCTTTATTAATCGTTTTGAATTTCTAAGTAAAACCTGATCCCAATTATCCCATTCCCTCACAAAAAGTCCCCCCAATCCGGGTGCCCTATCTTTTACACTAGCCCAGCCTTCGTTTCCCCACACCGATACATCTTCAACATAGCCATCACCATCCAAATCAACATTTGCGAATCGACCTGGTTTTTCGTTTTTCCTAAAGTCCGAATAATTGCCGAGATTCGGTGTGGTTTCCCCGTCGCCAACTGTTACCTCTCCAATAGATGGTAGAAATGCCATATCATTATAAATTGCCGCTATTGAAGAAAGCTTGGTCAAGGAGAAAATATATTTTACAACTAATTTAAATCTATCATCATTCTTCAGGTGTTTAACGAGACAAAGCAATAATTTGCTATTGCGACCCAAAGATTCAAATTCTCCAATTGTTAAATCAAGCGAATCAATTTCTACTTCTGTTAGTGTGTATTTCCTATTATCAATTACTATTGAAAAAAGCAAACCATAACGAACGCCCAATTCTCCAGTTAGTCCAGTTACATTGCCATCTTCATCTTCAACAAGTTCAAGATCGCCAGGATAAACATCTGAAATATTTAAAGTCGATTCATTTTCTCTAATTAGTTCCTGCCCCTCTGTCGGATTATATTTTTTACCATTAATACTTATATATTTTTCTATAACAAATGGCTGTTCTGTAGAATCACTCCAGTCCGTATAGGGGTATTCTGAAACATCACCACAGGTCACTTCTGTCATGTGAGCCATCGGAAGTAATACATCGTGTGCTTCTTCATCTGAGTGATATTCGCCGGCCATGTACATGGCGTCACCAGTTTGTTCGTCAATATATACGTGGTAAGGGCCTATATATTCATCGCCAAGCAAATATTCATCACTTGTATTTATATCTTCTAGAATTACAAATTCGTTACCGGATGTGTAATGTTCATCCCCAGAATCAGGAAGATCGGGATATTTTGGTACGATATCTTGGTCAACGGTCAATTGGCTTCCCTGAGCAAGTCTCTCAAGTAAATAATAATCCAAATCATAAATTTCTGGTCCCATATCGGCGGCGTCAAGATTTTTAACAAATATTTCTCCCATATAGTTTAATTGCTCTACGACAAGTTCTTTAAGAATAAACTTTGCATCTTCTTCCGTGTATCTAACTGCTTTTAGATTCTCATCTGACTTATAGTTTTTAAAGAAGGCCCTGTCTGTTGCGCCATCTTCTTTTGCATTCGTAAAAGCATCTCTCGTGGGAAATTCATAATCTTCCTGCATGTTGTTTAGATTTTTAAGAGCCCTTAAGACAGCGGGGGTGGGTTCAATATCCTGAGATTCTACACGGCGGCCGTACATTTGAACTGCTTGTTCTAAGAAAGAATACCAAAACTCTTCGTCTTTGAAAGTATTAAACCTCTCTCCAAAGTCAGGTTGGGCGTCTTTAAAGCCCTCTTCCATATTTTCAACAATATAAGCAGCATAGGTAGAGCTAAACACTTCTGTAAATCTGGGATAGAACATGCTAAAAGTTGCCAGCGATTTCAACATATGTACACTGACATAAATTCTTATGGCCGCTATAATTAATCCCTGCATTCCAGATGCTGCGCTGCGATCTAAGATTCTATTATACGGAGCTTCTAGAGCACAATCGGGATCTTGTTGTAGCCTGTCATCTTCGGGCATATTACTATACACCTCATTTACCATATCTTGAATATCACCAAAATTGACCAAATCAGTGAGTTGAGGCTTACAGGGGCTTAAATCCGGAAACATTGATTTAGCAAATCCCAGCCAACCCTTATTTTGGTGTGGCTTCATATAAATAGCGGGTCTTTTATAGCTTCCTCCGTATATGTCTGGATCAAGATAAAAGATTCTATTTTTTTCTTCGCCCACTCTGCGTTGCATTGCGCTGACACCAAGGATCATATCTCTGTTTCTAATCTTTCTGAGTTCTCCATCTTTCGGATCTCTAACCTCTGCATCTCCATATTCGGTGCCGCCCGGGGATTCTGTTTGTCCATCATCAACGACATATTCTGCATCCTCTGCAACCAGATCATCAAATTGTGCTCCATATTCAAACGCCTTCTCATTCGCCGCAATTTCTTTAAGGAACTTACCCATAAACTTGGACATAAAACTATCATAGTAGCTTTTGAGGGTGCCGGTATCAGGCGAAGTTCCAAAGACATTAATTATGTCTTTAAGAAGGTAAACCTGCGGAGGTATGGATTTGTGTGATTCAAACGACGATAGGAATTCAGTATATTCACTTAAATCTTCAACATCAACCAACGTATCGTCGGTAGCTAAAAATTCATATGCTTCGTCCTCGATTACTGATATTCCTCTATTCTTTTTCTTTGCGTCCTCTCTTAATTGTGGATCCATAATCCAAGCCATGAGGCTCATGTCCAC